TATTGAGAGTATATCTACCCTCGTTAAGATGCTCCTGTTCCCAGTTCAACTCCAAGGACCTTTTTTGTTTGTAAAGGTCTTCCAGATGTTTTTGCATCGATAACCTCCTCAAAAGTTATTCTATTTGTCTTGGAATCATAACTGTTTCCAAGATATTCCCATTTTATACTGTTATCTCCTAGTTTGTCAACTATTGAATTTTCTATAGATTCTGTAGTATCCGCAGGAGATTCTATTTCAAATCTTGCGTGATGGTCATAAGCCCAAATATTTATGAGGAATTTAGTCATTTTCTCACCCTATATTAAAAAAGGGGCCGAATTGTGTTCGGCCCCTAAATTTTATTGATTACGTTGCGTTTGAACCAAAGATACCTCTTGGATCAGAGAATCCAAAAACATATCTTTCTCTCGCTTTGTATCTAACGTTTCCAGTATCAAAGTCACCTTCCATTGAAGTTTTGATAGGTGATCTGCTGAAATGTTTAAGACCATTAGGCACATCAGTTTTAATGAAGAATTTCTTCGCAGCAGTTAAGTAGTTGTTTACTACATATCCACCAGAGATCATTCCCATATTTCTGATTGCGTTAATGTCATTGTCAGCTGTACCAGTTCTGCCTGCAGAATTCATAAGTCTGTCAGCAGTAAATTGAAGAGCTGAAGGAATTATTAATTTAACTCCTTGCGCCGCAATTTTTAGGCCTCTTTCATCAGTTAGTGCAGCAATGTCGATTAAAGACTGCTCTAAAGATGTTTCATTAAGTTCAGCAGCTACTGCTAACTCGTTTGAAAAAGTACCAGCTAATGTAGGGTGAGCATCAGAACAAAGTTCTACTCCATCACCGCCAACAAAGTTGTTGTCAAACGCGTTATTTAAAACCGCTGCGCCTTTAATGTTTTTTGTAGACGCCATAGATCTTGCTAAAGCTTTTGTATATCTAGACGCAAGTCTATCATACAAGTTGTCCTCAATCGCTTCTTCAGTGATTGCGAACGCTAAAGCGATCGTTTCGTTAGTATAACGAGCTGTGAAAGTTTCTTGTGCATCGTCGTAGCCAACCCCTTGACCTTCAGGTTTAACTGCCGCGTTTGCGAAACCAGCTAACATTACTTCCTCTTCGAAAGCTCTGTCTGATGATTCAGTGTCGAAAATTTCAGTCCACTGCTCGCCGTATTGTTTGTATTCCAGACCGAACAAAGCGTTCAAACCTGGCTCTAGTTCTTTAACTAGTTGTGCTCTTGATATTGCCATAGTTATTTATCTCCTATTCGATTAGTTATACAAGTTACTAGCTTGTGCAATCGATACTACAACGTTCGCACCTACTGCTGTTAGATCATTGTTGTCTGGATCGTCAGCTGATCTCACAAGTTTAAACATATGAGTTGTTGCTGCTCCGCCACCAATGTCTAAAGTAACAGTTGATTGACCGTCTTTAGCATCACTTGCTGTAAAGCTGTTTGTGTTATAGCCAGCATCTCCGATCATAGCTTGAGTAACTGCCGCGTCCGCTTTAATAACATATTCTTGTTGCGGGTTGTCATTTACAAAACCTATTCCGTCGTTGCTACCTGTGTTATAGTCAGTTCCAAATGTTGTGCTTGCTGCAACTGAATTAGCAAAAGTTGGTTTGCTTGTAGAACTATCAATGTAGAAAGCTCCATTAAACACACCAATTAGAGGAGCGTGTCCAGTATTATCGAACGCTGCTCCACCTGATCCTGTGTCATCAGTTGTTGCGAAACTTGCATCTTGTAAATAACCTTGATCGCCAGAAGCATCCTGGATAGACACTGGGTTATTTTTGAAGATACCAACACCTAGGCCTGATTTGATTTTGTAGTTAGATTGACCAGAAGTTGCTGGAGTATTTCCAACAGTTGAAGTCGTTCTTAACCCAAAACCTACTGTACTTGCATTTGCCATAGTATTTGTTTCCTTTATATGTACCTGCCCCGAAGGGCCTCCAGTACGGGTTTAATTTATTTTGTTGGGTAGGAATAGTTAAAAGATTAACTTTTCTTTGTACCACCAAAAGTTACACGAGTATTAGATTCCTTATGGAATTTCATACTAGGGTGCTGTTCCTTCATAAGATTGTTCTCTACTGCTTCTTCTTTTGCATCGTTTTGCTTTTTATAATAAGCATCGATTTGAAGCGCAATCTCCTCTGGTATCCTAGCCAGCAATAGGCCGCCCACTCCAATTATCCCTGCGTATCTGCCTTCAGTCATCTCTGGATATATTGTGTCAGGATATTCGTCAGCTCTCACTAACTCCCATCCTTCTCTCAAAGAAGATGCAACATTTTTTGCATCTGATGTCCCGAGTATCTCGGCACGTATCCATTGATGTCTATATCCAGTTGGCGCTGGGGGTGCATCAAGTGAGTTGGGTGGAGTCCAAACTTTTTTGACTTCTATTTTGTCTCTAGTTTGACTCGCACGAGAAGTTTTTATTTTTTCATTTTCCATTTTATGCTCCTTCCGTGATTTTTAATTGTTTTGCATAAGCTTCTAGCGGCACGCCTAATCTTTTAGCAATTGCTACTTGTGATGGCGAGAGTTTCACAGTTTTGCGTCCTTTACTTGTAGAGGCCGAACGTCTAGCCGAAGCTACATTTTGAGCAGGTTTTGCTCTTTCTGTAGTAGTATCTTCTACCTTATCAAATTTATGCGGAAATTCAAGTCTTATTCTTCTATCTACTTCCGTATAATATTCATTTGATTGAGGGTCGAATCCTTCCTTTTCTACCAATGTTTTATGTATGTCAAAGGCAGTATAAGTCATTGCAGAATCATTACCAAACCAAGTATTTCTAGAAGCCCATTCTTCAGCTCTAGGATCACTTTGTTGTTGTGGTGCCCTTTGTTGAGGAGTAATGTTTACTTCTCTTTCTTGAGCTTTTGGTTTGTTTTCATTTGCAACTTTAATAGAATTAACTCTAGCTTCGTCCATAGTTAAAGCGGCTAATTGCTGTTGTGCTGCAATTTGTGCTTCAACGTCTTGAGACTCAATAGCATTTTTAAGTGCTAGTTTTGCTGCTGCTAAACCTGTTTTAACTCTAGTTTCAAATTCAGAAACATAAGAACTATCCATTTTAGAGATACGTCCTTCCATTTCATCGTTCTTACTTTTGATAGATTGAGCATAAGCTACAGCTTCTTCTCTTTGTCTTTCTGCTTCTCTCATTTTACGAGTAAGTTTAGCAATACGTTTTTGAACGCCTTCGCTGTATTCTTTTAACTCGTCCTTTTCTTCTTTTTTTTCAAGTTTAGTTTCTCTTTCGTTTTCATAAGTTTTGTCAACTTCAGATACTTCTTCAACTTCTATTTTTTCTTCTGCAGGTGCCTCAACTTTTTCTGGTTCACCTTTGTCATCTAAATTAATTTCGGCTCCTTGTTCTTCACCTACATCAATTAGATTTTCTGTTTTTTCGTTTTCTGTTGGCATAGTTTCCTTCCTATGTTAAATATAATGAAGAACTGATTCAGGATCACCTATGGTCCCTAACACTTCATCATCGTTTAGTATTCGCACTTCTCCACCTTCAATCGGTAAACGTGCGCCAGCATATCTAGCAAACATTACCCAATCTCCTACTTTGCACCACGGTTTATTAAATTTTTCTTTATCCGCATATGCAAGATCTCCCATTTTTAAAACATAACCACAAGTAGTTGCGATTCTAGCTTTGTCTAATTGTTCTTGAGAGAATAAAATTCCACCTTTAGTTTTTTCTTTTGGTGTAAAAGGTAAAACTAAAAGTCTGTATCCGACCGGTTCTGGTAACTGGTCTGCTACATCTTTAATATTGTTTTCGTCTAATCTTATTGCGTGAGGTTCTTCTTTTTTTTCTGCTTCGTATTTGTCTTGAAGACCTAATTTAATTTTTGGAACTTCCTTGTCCGATGTCGATAACGTTTCCTTGCTCATTTTTTTGCTCCTTTGGTTCTAGCAGGTTAGAGATTTCCTGTAATGTTAATTGGTAAGCGTGTGCTTGTCCTAGCATATACTTATATTTCTCCATACTGTCAACCCCGCCTGTCATCATCGAGTCTCCTATTTGTTGAACAGTAGCATTTATTCTTTTCTTAAGTTTATCTATTATTATTAAATCATCCATTATAATTTAAACTCCTGTAATGTTTTTAGTTTTTCTTCTGCAGCTGCGATCTTTTCAATTAACTTATCTACTTCATCAATATGTTGTGGATGTTCTCCAATACCAACACTGTGCTCTAAATAAATTTTAAGAGTTGCATCTGCTTCAGAAATTTGTGCATTATATCTATCCTCCAGGGCATCTAATATTGCTTGTCTCATCTCTTCTTCCTTTTCTTTTTTAAAAGTTTAACTCTTGTATGCCAGCACCACTCTGTAATTTTAATAACGTAAGTTTCTACGAAAGAAACCGCATCATCAAGTTTAGCAAAACAGTTATAAATAAATCGATCTAGCATTTCCATCTTCTACGTGCCTGTCGAAGTCTCGAATTTGGATTGGCCGCAGCTTTAGGAAATTTTTTCATTTGACCTGCACTTCTTGCGCAGTATGATTTTCGCCTTTTAGCGGCAGCGGACCCTTTTTTAACTTTACCAGTCACAGCTGTTTTTAATTTTGAACCGGGATTTTTTCTTCTATAGGCAGCGACACCGGCTCGTGTCATACCTGCTCCAGACTTTGTAGGTCTAAAGTTTTTTTTATTTCTAGCAGGCATATTGTCTTGTTTTCTCATACTATGCCTCCCATACTCATTTTTTTACGTTTTGCAAATGTTGCAACGTTAGTCGGTTTAGGACCTGTATTCCCTGCAGCTCTCTTTCGTTTGACAGCACTCGCCTTTTGCGACTTTGTCATTCGTGTGGCTTTTGCAAGTGGTACGCATTTCGGATATTTTCTCTTGCTCCCTTTTTGACGTCCACAAGGTTGATACTTGCCGTCCTTCTTCGGAGCCCCGATGTCTACCCATTTCTCGTCCAACCATTTTTTTAAACCACTCATTAAACAACTTTGGTTACTTTTCTTCTGTCCTTCATAATACCACCACAACCTTTAGCAATACCGCCTTGTGAATAACTTGATACAGCTTTTCTAGCTTGTGATATTTTATTTACAGAACCACCGTCAGCTTTTTTAGTTCTACCTACTTTACCTTTGCAATATTTGGATGCCCAAATGTTTGCATAAGCTGAAGGGTATACCTTGAACTTTTTCTTTGCTGCAGCTTTACCTGCTGGACAGAGTTTAGCCATTACTTAACGCTTCCGCCTTTTTTCATAAATCCCATTTTATTTCTGATTTTTCTAGGAAGTTTTTTTAAACCTTTTCCTTTTTTACCAGCTGGGACTTTTTTTAAGTTTTTTTTCATTACTTATTTATCTTTCCAGATTTTTTAGCTTTAGAACCAAACTTACCATAAGAATCATCTCTTGAAGCTTTTAATTGCTTTTTAGTTCTTTTCTTTTTAATTCTCATTGCAATAGATTCATCTTTTCTATCTTTGTAACCCTGTTTTTTCTTTTTAACAGAACCACCTTTTTTGTACATAGCTCCACCTTTCATACCCATATCATCTTTGTAATATCCTGAAGCCATATCTTTTCTAGCAGTAGACATTCCGCCACCTGCTTTTTTTACTCTAGCGCCACCTCTTGGTTGAGCAACTTGAGTGTTATATCTTGGATTTGCCATTATTTTTT